ATTCGGCGCAGCATTTTTGGAAACTTTAGCAAAGGTGGACGTGCTAGACGATAACCCTTTGGAGTAGTGGGGCGGGGTTCATATGGTTATCTGGTCGCCCAGATAGCCGTTGAAACAGGGATCGCGCCCCAATTACTCCTAGATTTAGATAGCACTATGTTTGCCAATGTTATACAGGTATTAAACGATAGAGCTAAGGAGTTAGAAAATGCCAGCCGTAGAGCTAAGAGGTAATACAGATTTAAGAAAAGCTCTACGCAGTTTTACACCTGATTTAGAAAAAGCCCTACGCAAAGAATTAGGTGCAGCGCTTAGGCCTGTAGTAAGACAGGCTAGGGGTTTTGTACCAGGTAACTCAGATATTATGCGAGGTTGGCAGGCACGCTCTTTTAGTGAGGCACGTTTCCCTTTTTATGATGCAGCTACCGTTAAGTCTGGTATTACCTATAGTACGAGTGTGGGCAAGCCTAATAAAAATGGTTTTACTTCAATGGCCCGTATTATCAATAAATCAGCTGCGGGTAGTATTTATGAGATAGCAGGCCGTATAGGCCCGCAAGCCTGGGTGGGGCCTAAGGCAGGCGGCACGAGTAAAAAGGTAAGTAGGTCTAATTGGGAAGGCGCAGGCGAGCAGTTTATAGAAAATCTAGGGCCTTTAACTTCAAGCCTTAAAGGTCGCGGGCGTTTAATATTTAGAGCCTGGGCCGCTAATCGTGGAGTGGCAGAGGGCGCGGCTATGCGTGCTATTGATACTGCTACTAAAGCCTTTAACGCTAAAGCTGCTAAAGGCCCATTAAGTAAGGCCGCCTAATGGCAATACCAGAGGTTAATATAGGTAGCAAGTTTGATGCTAAAGGTTTTAAGCAAGCTGAAACTGCTACACAGAAACTAACTAAAAATGTTAAAAGTCTAGCTGGCGCGTTTGGTATTGCTTTTGGCGCTAGGGCTATTGTGCAGTTTGGTAAAGATTCACTTAAAGCCTTTGTAGCAGATGATAACGCTGCACGATCACTAGGTATAACTCTTAAAAACTTAGGCTTAGAGTATGGCACTACTGCTACTGGCGTTAATAATTTTATTAGCAATTTAGAAAGACAAACTGGCGTGCTAGATGATGAGCTACGCCCGGCGATGGATAGACTGCTACGAGCTACAGGCAGCGTGTATAAAGCACAAAAACTACTTAACCTTGCTTTAGATATAAGCGCTGGTACTGGTAAAGATTTAACCGTAGTAAGCCAGGGCCTACAAAAAGCCTACCTGGGTAATAACGCCTCACTAGGGCGCTTGGGCGTAGGTTTAAGCAAAGCAGAATTAACCTCATCGAGCTTTGAAGAAATACAAACTAGACTAACTAAACTCTTTGCAGGCCAAGCAACAAGTGCTGCAGATAGTTATGCAGGCCAGATGAACAAACTAACCGTAGCTACTAACAATGCTAAAGAGGCTATAGGTCTAGGTTTAATTACTGCCCTAACAGAGGCAGGCGGGTCTAAAGGTTTTGCAGGTGCAACTACCGAGATAGAAAAGTTCGGCAACGCTATAAAAGATTTGATTATACAAATAGGCAGATTATTTAAGCTGACCGCAGGTATGCCTAGCCTCTTTGAGTTAGCCACAGACCCCGTAGCAGCTATTAAAAACTATAACAAAGTCTATGACGAGTTAGAGGCATTAAAGAAAAAGGACGTTTTAGCTAGTAATGGCTCATATCTTGGCTCTAGTGGGTTTGGCAGAAACGAACAAAACAAAATGGCCGCTAAGGCTGAAGCAAAAAAACTAGCTGCAGATAAAAAAGCGGCGGCAGCCCAACTTGCTATACAGAAAAAAAGCGCCGCAGCGATATTGGCTGAACAAAAGAAAGCCGCGGCTGCAGCTAAAAACACAGAAGAATTAAAAAAGGCAGCCGCGCAGTTTGACTTAAAGCAGATATCTATAGCTGCAGCTCTTAAAAATACTTACGATCAGGACACAAAACTACGCTTACTTGCCATGCAGGCTATCGAAAAAGACCAGGGCCAAGCAGCTTTAGATTACTTAAAGCAATTAGGGATACTTCAAGAGTCAGTACAGGCCGATAAGTTAAAGGGCCTAACTACGGTAAGTAATGCACAGTTAGTGGCTCTTAATACGGTATTACTAGCTGAGATAGACGGCATCAATAAAACGTCAATGTCGGATAAAGATAAGCAACAAGCCAGGTTAGATGCTTTTGCAAAGTATAACGATGCTATAACAAAACAAGGCGGCCTTGCTGCTCTTAACTCTTACGATGAACTGCGCCAGATAGAAGTTAATAAAATTGCCAAGATAGCTGCACTAGACGATGTGGGCGCTGCTAGCGCTACTTTGCAGTTAATTCTTAACTCAGATGTAGCCGCCCTAGCTACAGCCCAATCAGCGGCAGATAAGGCCAAGTATCAAGCCTTAGCAGATTACATAACCTTACTAGGCGTGGCTAAAAATGAGGCGGGGCTAGCTGCAGATGCAGCTTATGCAGCTGAGGTAAAGGCCAATACCCTTAAGTTTCAAGCTCAAGCCGATTACATGGCAATACTTACACAGCAAGAAAACGAGGCTTTAGCCGGTGTTTTATATGTTGAGTCTGCTCAAACTAAAGCAGATGAAAATAAACACGTAGCACTTACCGATTACATAACTTTACTTGCAGATGCAGAAAGTGCAGCGCTAGCGGTAGCAGCTGCAGTTGCCTCTATCCCACCCGTTATTACTGCACCATCGGCAGGTACCGGCAATACGTTGCCTGTCATACCTGGCGGCAACGGGGGCGGTTTAGGTGGCATAAATCTAACCCCTAAACGAGCAGAAGATTACTCAAGCTCGACTATTATCACCGTGAACACTGGGCCACTATTAGGCACCGATGAAACTGTACAAGCTGCAGTACAAGCAGCTATACAAAGCCTTAACCGCCAGGGTGCTAATACAAGTTTTGCAGGTGCAATCTAACAATGGCCCTGCCCGTAGTTAATGCCTACATAAACTTTAGTACATCTCCCGCCTTTGCTCAGGCGATGATATTAGATCAGGGCCAATTAGGCATTAACGTATTAGCCGATGCCGCTGCCGTAATTGTGGACGTGTCGGACGTAATAAATACCATTACAACTAATAGAGGTCGTAACGCTCAAGCGGATCAATTCCAAACAGGCACAATGAGCTTGCGTATTGTAGATCAGAACGGCGATTTTAACCCACAAAACCCAGCTAGCCCTTATTACACTTTGTTATCTCCCATGCGTAAAGTGCAGATTACAGGTACTTATGATGGTAGCACTCACCCAATCTTTCAAGGCTACATAACTAGCTATGCAACCACTACACCGCTAACTGCTAATGATGTAGTTTATACAACCATTACTGCAGTAGATGCTTTTAGACTTGCACAAAATGCTCAGATAGCCACAGTGGCAGGCACTAGCGCTGGCCAATTATCAGGTGCAAGAATAAATAACCTGTTAGATGCTATATCTTGGCCCGCCTCTATGCGCGATATTGATGCAGGTTTAACTACTATGGCCGCAGACCCGGCAACACAGCGCACGGCGCTCGCGGCTATGCAAACGGTGGAAACTAGCGAATATGGGGCGTTATATGTAGATGCCGCTGGCTCGTTTGTATTCCAAGATAGAACAGTTACTACTACCTCAGTAAATGCTACCCCTACGGTGTTTACAGATGATGGCTCAGGTATTGGCTACTCTAATGCGGTATGGGTGCTAAACGATACGCTCGTATATAACCAAGCCAATATCACTAGGACAGGCGGCACGGTACAGACGGCAGAAAACGCAGCATCAATAGCCCTGTACTTCCTACACAGCTACAACCAGCAAAACTTACTTATGCAAACAGATGCAGTGGCTTTAGATTATGCCAGGGCCTACGTAGCAAGTAGGGCAGAGACTACGGTTAGATGCGATGCTATTACCCTAGACCTTTACACGGCTAACTACAGCGCGGGTGTAGTCGCAGGCTTGGCTTTAGATTACTTTGACCCTATAACTATTACTACTACACAGCCTGGCAGCTCTACTTTAACTAAAACGCTGCAGATATTCGGGGTGGCTATGTCTATTACCCCTAATAAATGGCAGGTAACTTTTACGACACTTGAGCCGATTTGTGACGGCTTTATACTTTCAAGCACTTTGTATGGCAAACTTGATACAAACGTATTGAGTTATTGAGGAGGTAAAAAATGGCAGGCTCAGGGTTTAAAACTTTTGTTACGGGTGAGGTGCTAACGGCCTCAGACACTAACGGTTATCTTATGCAAGGCGTTTTGGTCTTTGCCTCAGCTACAGCGCGAGATGCTGCCATCACTGCCCCTACAGAGGGTATGTATGCCTACTTAAAAGACACAGACGTTACATATTATTACAGCGGTAGCGCTTGGGTGGTATCTGGTGCAACGGGTGATATAACGGCAGTTAATACTAATGCAGGCTCCGGGCTATCAGGCGGTGCGGCCTCTGGCGATGTGACCCTATCCCTATCTTCAACCTACACAGCTAAAACGGCTGCTTATACTTTTGCCTCTGGCGACCAATACAACATATTTAGCATGAATAATGCAGCAACTCAGCAATTTAATATCCCAACAGATGCCACGTTTAACTTTGCAGTAGGTACAGAGTTTAACGTGTTTTGGATTACTGGAGCAGGACAACCGACCATAGGCGCTACAACCCCGGGTACAACTACAGTTATATCAACAGGTGCGACAAGTGCCACGCCTAAACTACGCGTAGCCAATTCAGGTGCAACTTGCAAGAAACTAGCCGCTAACTCATGGATAGTGTTTGGAGATATTGCCTAATGACACCAATGCTCGGAATTATGGCAAGTCCTAATTATCCACGCATCGTTTCATCCGTTGAATATCTTGTGGTCGCTGGCGGCGGCGGCGGTGGCAGTGCTACGGCAAGCGGCGGCGCTGGCGGCGCAGGTGGTTATAGAACGGCTTCAGGATTCGCAGTTACGGCAGGTTCACCGATTACGGTGACAGTCGGGGCGGGAGGAACAGTAACGGCGGCTAGTACAAACGGGGCTAAGGGAAGCAACTCGGTGTTTTCGACAATTACGGCAACGGGCGGCGGATTTGGAGCAGGTGCGAACAATGCGGGCGGTGCGGGCGGTTCAGGCGGCGGCGGTGTTGGAAATGGTGTTTATGCTGGCGGCGCAGGAAATCAAGGCGGTTATTCACCCGTAGAAGGTTATGCAGGTGGAACATCTTTCGACGGCGGCGGTGACTATCAAGGTGGCGGTGGCGGCGGTTCTAGTGCTCTTTCCTCAACTGGTACAGGTGGCGCAGGAACAAGTTCGTCAATATCGGGTTCATCGGTTGCATACGGCGGCGGCGGCGGCGGTGGCAGTCGTTTAGCCGCAACATATAGCGGTGGTACAGGCGGCGGTGGTACAGGCGCAAAAGCAAATTATACAAATGCAACGGCTGGAACTGCTAACACAGGCGGCGGTGGCGGCGGTGGTGCAGGTTCAACTAACTCATTGGCAGGTGCGGGCGGTTCAGGCATTGTCATCATTCGATATTCCGATGCTTTTAATGCGGCATCATCGACAACAGGTTCACCAACAATCACCGTCGCAGGTGGTTATAGAGTTTATAAGTTTACGGGAAGTGGGAGTATAACTTTCTAATGGCACACTGCGCTGAAATCGTAAATAATGTTGTAACTAGAGTTGTAGTTATATCAAACGATTATGAACCTAATGTAGAAGATTTTGCCGTTGAGTTATTCGGTGGAGTTTGGAAACAAACTTCATATAATGGCACCATACGCAAAAACTTTGCAGGTATTGATTTTACTTATGATGAATTAAGAGATGCGTTCATACCGCCTCAATGCCACGATGAGGCCGTATTAGATGAGCAAACTTGCCTATGGACTTGCACTAATTCAGACCATGACATTATCAAGTTATAACGGCTGGCCAGCCTCTAAAGACCCTGCCGAGATAGGCATAAAGTCTTATGCGGTGCCAGGTACTACCATTAAGTTGCGATGCGCTGAAAAGGTAGCACCATTACTTATCGGCTTTGCAGCAGAGTTTCATAATTCAATAGAGGAGTTAGATGTAGGTGGCTTAGATGACTGGGGTTACTGCTACAGAGATGTACGTGGGGTGCCAGGTAAGTTAAGTAATCACGCAAGCGGAACGGCCATAGACCTCAACGCTAGCCGCCATAAATTAACTCAGGCAGGCACCTTTGAGGTTAGCAAGGTACCGATGCTAAAGGCGCTGGCTAGAAAATATGGCCTAGCCTGGGGCGGTAATTGGCTACGAAAAGATGAGATGCACTTCGAGATAAGTTTAGATGCGGCCAGAGTGGCTGCTCTAATTACCAAACTAGGGCTAGAAAAGAGCCAATGAATGAAGAAGCAACTAGAGGCTGCGGCCTTATCTTATTTACGTGCAGCTCTATCATGTGTAGCTGCAATTTATATGTCAGGAATATCAGAGCCTAAAATACTAGCTAATGCCTTTATTGCAGGGCTGTTAGGGCCGCTACTCAAAGCCCTAGCACCTAATGAAAAGCAGATAGGCATAGGCTCTAAGTAGATGAACGCTCAGGCATGGGTAGCTGTGGTCGTGGGGGTTATGGCTATCCTGTCTGGGTTCTATGGGGGCGTTAGGTTCATAGTAAAGGCGCTACTAGCTGAGTTAGTGCCAGATGGTAACGGGGGCCATAACTTAAGGGGCCGCGTTGATCGTATAGAGCTAAAGGTAGATAGGATTTACGAGCTGTTGATAGAAAATAAATTGAGCCGTTAGCGTGTCGCTTGCCTTTTGTCAGTAGTGGGGTTCATACTTTAACTACAACGCCGGGAGGGCTAACTCGGATAGTGAAGCCTTATCGGCCTTAACAAAGGGCGATTATGAATAATTCTATAGAAATACCGTTAATACTGCTATCTATCGCAGGTATGGCACTATGGCTTGTAGTTGGTTATGCCATAGGTTTTAAGCAAGGCCGCCAAGAGGGTTATACCTCTGGCTATATGAAGGGGCGCAAGTCTGCCCGCCTCAAGGCAGGTGCATAATGATTACAGAGGCCGCAACTGGTACATATTGTAATTACTGCCAAGATGCCTGGGGTGGAAATCGCGTAGACGGCGTATGGGTATGGCATCTTAAAGCTAAGACTCAGGCAAAAATTACTATAATCTCTGAAAAGCGCTCTAATGAAGTGCGCAGTTATTGCAGTATTCACTTGCAAGATATTCAATCATGGACTAGCGAGCCACGCTTTTATTCAATTATGCAACAAGTAAAGGACGCATAATGCCTGACTTTTTAGAAAACTACGAATTGGCTAACGACTCTATCAAGCGCTTCAGGGCTGAGTATCCAACCGGGCGACTAATTGCCATTATTGAAGATGTAGATTTAGCTGCAGGGTGGATACTCATTAAGGCTGAGGCCTATCGTGAGTATGAAGATCACTTACCAAGCGCTGTGGATTTTGCTTACGGTAACGTGGCCTTTTACCCTGCCAATATGAAAAAGTGGTTTGTAGAGGACACAGTTACCTCATGTTTAGCTAGGGTTATTAAACTGCTAACGCCAAGTGCTGCAAGGCCAAGCCGTGAGGATATGCAAAAGGTCGAAACACTTGCACCCATGCCAGATACGCAAGACTTTTGGAGTAGCAAGCCAGAAAATGCAGGCATACCCACTATTGCAGATGTAGTAAGCACGGTTACTGCAGCTTTAGGCGGCGTACAGGTTGAGGGCAAACCTACTTGCACACACGGGGCTAGAGTCTGGCGTACAGGTGAAAAGAACGGTAAAGCCTGGGCTAATTGGGGTTGTACAGAAAAGAATAGAGCTAGCCAGTGCCAGCCATTATGGTATGTATTAGATGCTAGCGGCTCATGGAAGCCACAGGTGTAACTATGGGCGATCTTGAGATACACACAGCCCACGGGTGGGTTAAGTTAGAGGACATAATTATCGGCACCGAAACTTGCACAGCTTGTGGGGCAGAGGGTGAGGCTGAGGGCGCAGGTTACATGAAGTGTGACCCGCCAGAGCTAATGGTGTGGTTATGTAGGGCCTGTAGAAAGTGAAGATAAGCCTAACTAAGTGCCACGTACATATTGCCGCTCATTTAGGGGTGCAACGTGCAAAGCTGCACGGTGGCCAGTTTAAGGGTGAGTGGAAGCGTAAAAATTATATACAACAGGCAACAGGTGAAACTTTTGAGCAGTTTGCCATACGCCAGATAGAGGCCGTAGGTGCTGAGTCAGCTGTAGCAATATGGGCAGGCATTGAGGACTTTGTGCCATTAAACGGCAGCTTTAAGGCTATTGCAGATGTTGGCAATAATATCGAAGTGAAGTACACAGATAAGTTATACGGCAATTTACTTGTTCATCAAAACGATAATGCAGGCCGTGATATAGCCGTACTTGTCACCGGTAAAATGCCACACTACGAGCTAGTGGGCTGGCTACCGGTGCATGAGGCTCAACGCTCGCACTATTTCAGGCCAGACTTAGATTGCTATTTAGTGCCACGCGATCAGTTAAAACCTATGGACGATTTAATGATGATAGGGGAAAACGCCTATGGAAAAGATTAAATACGAGTGCCGCACGTGTAAGAAAGTCACAGAGCAAGTAGAGCGCATAGTTACACATAACCTGCCGCCCAACGTAAAGGTGTTGGAGTGTACCGTCTGTGGCATTATGGGCGTATGCCTGTTAGAGGCTACCGATGCTTAAAATAGGTTCACTCTGTACGGGTTATGGCGGCCTAGATATGGCAGTAGAGGCCTACTATCAAGCCGAAACCGTGTGGGTATCAGAGTTTGATAAATACGCTAGTAAAGTCATTGAGGCAAGAATAAATAAACCTAATTTAGGTAACTTAAAAATAATTAACTGGGCTGAGTTAGAGCCTATAGACATACTTACGGCTGGATACCCTTGTCAGCCCTTTAGCCACGCTGGACTTAGGAAAGGTGTAGAAGATGAAAGGCATTTATGGCCATATATCAAAACGGCCATTAGCACATTACGACCCAGTTACGTCATCTTGGAAAACGTACGAGGACATTTTGGACTTGGGTTTAGAGCAGTCCTCAGCGACCTTGCCTCTATCGGGTATGACGTGCGATGGACTCTTATACGAGCTAGTGACGTTGGTGCGCCCCATAGAAGGGAACGACTATTTATCCTTGCCTACCCCAATAGCACACGATGGCCACGAGCCGAGTCCTGCGACTTTCAAGCGCAACAGCCCTGGGATAGCAGCAGTAATTCTAATGAATATACCAACACCGACGGCCAGCGATGCTATCTGGGACAAAACTACGGCAACGAGGTCGAATATCAAGGGCAATCACAACCTATCACTAGCGGACTGGTCGAAACAATTACTGCCAACACCGACGGCAATACACGTACGCAATCACGACGAGCCAGTAGCCAATTACGAACAAAGGGTGTTGGACTACGAGCAAGGGCGCACAAAGGGCAAGCCAGGCCCAAGTCTAGGTTTAGCTTTGAGATGGATAAAGAAAGAGTACCGACTCCATTGGATCAAGGTAAATTAAACGTTAAGTTTGTTGAATATATGATGGGCCTGCCCGATGGTTGGGTAACAGATGTGGAGTTATCACGCGCTCAAATGCTCAAGATATTAGGTAATGGTGTAGTACCTCAACAGGCTTATAGAGCTTTAGAATTGCTTAACAATGTCCAATAGTTATCCACAGACTTATCCACAACCCCCTGTGGACAGACAAACACACCGAGTTAAATGCTTGACAATTAAAGCTACTCAACGACTATACTTAAAGCTGTATTTAGCGTTTGTAAAAGCTAAGAAAAATATAAAAAAACTAACTGCAGTTAAAAACGGGATAGCTCTGTTAATAGTGATTTTAACTCTTAATCAGCCAATAAGTGCAAACGCATATAACCCATTGATAGAGTCTTATAAGCTCTATGCACATATGATAGTAGGTAATGACAAGCAATATAGGTGTTTAGTTGATCTATGGACATTAGAGTCACATTGGAATTACAAAGCCAATAACGCTAAGAGCAGTGCATATGGCATACCTCAGCTACTACATATGAAGACTATTAACCCATATAGGCAGATAGACTTAGGACTTAAGTACATAGCGCATAGGTATCACACACCCTGTAAAGCGCTTAGCTATCATAAGAGGAAGGGCCACTACTAATGGCTAAAGACCCTAGAGATAGCAGAAAATGGCGAGCTTTATCTAAATCTATATTAGCTAGAGATGGTTACACTTGCGTATATTGTGGGCAAACTGCTACAGGAACAGACCACATAGTAAGCGTTAGTAGCCAGCCTGAGTTAGCACTTAATCGAGATAATTTGGTGGCCTGTTGCAGGCTGTGTAATAGCCGTAAGGGTAATAGGTCACAGCAGGCTTTTTTAGCCATGACGTTAAC